GTCGCCCCAGAATCAGCTAATCATATGCTGGTCAGTTTAAATGGTATCCTACAAAAACCAGGATCATCCTTTACAATCTCATCTAGTACGATGACTTTCGCCTCGAATCTGGCGACAGGGGATGTTATTGACTTCGTTCAAATATTAGGTAACGTGCTCGACATCGGCCAGCCGTCTGACGATACCGTGACTGCTGCTAAAATAAACAATGATGTTATATCAGGGCAGACAGCTTTAACTAGTAGTCCAGACGATACTGATGAGTTACTGATATCAGACGCAGGAACTATTAAAAGAATAGATGTATCTTTAGTAGGTGGTAAAAATAGTCCATCTTTTAAAGCTACAATGTCTGCAGATCAAGACTCTCTTTCATCTGAAGCTAATACAAAAGTTGCATTTAATACAGAGAGTTGGGATGTAACTGGAGTATATGATCATTCGACTAATTATAGGTTTACCCCAGCTGTGGTTGGCAAATACTTAATTAGTGCTCATATTCATTTTAGAGCCTCTGGTGATTATTCTGGAAAAGCAGTTAGAATTTACAAAAATGGTTCTTTTTTAACTGAAAGTCAAGATGCTTTAGATGAAGATAGACATCATTCTACAAGAACAAATAATTCAACAATTACAACAATAGTAAGTTTAGATGCAGATGATTATATAGAAGTTTATGGAAAAGTTTTTGGTTCTGCTTATTCTATTGAAGCAGAAGGATCGTATTTTACAGGATTTAAATTAATAGGAGTATAATAAATGGCTAGACTTATAACTAAAATTAAAAAATATTTGGAGGATAATTCCAAAACTTGGGAAACAGAACAAAATAATATTGAAGTAAGAAATGAAAGTGATGGCAATGGAGATTATATTCATACATGGAGTGTTAGTGGTTTAGACAAACCTACTGATTCTCAGATAGCATCATATGAAACTGCAGGTAACACACAAGAAACATTGAACGGTGTTTTAAGTAAAAGAGCAAGTGAATACAAAGAACTAAAAGAACAATTGGATTTGTTGTATCACGATATGACAGCAGATAAAGGTGATAAAACAGGGGAATGGTACAAACATATTAAAGCAGTTAAAGATGCTAACCCTAAAGGATAACCCATGTCAATCAATGTATGCAATGACAGATCCATGGCATCCATTACCAGTCTCCCTTCAGGGGTCTCTGGTAGTAGCTTAGTATTATTAGAAACACAAACTGCTAGCTCTAGTTCTACTATAAGTTTTACTAGTAATATAGATTCTACTTATAAAGAATATATTTTTAAATACACCGATATTCATTCATCAGCTAGTGATGCACATTTTAGTTTTCAAGTAGAGACTGGGACAAATAGTGATTATAATCAAACTATTACTTCTACACTTTTTTATTCTAATCACACTGAAGATAATAGTGAAGCAGCTAATACATATTCAGCTGGAAGTGATTTAGCACAGAGCACAAATTTTCAAAGATTAGCATTAAGTTTAGGAACAGATAATGACCAATGTTGCGCTGGAGAATTACATTTGTTTGATCCCAGTTCTACAACTTTTGTAAAACATTTTATTGGTACTTCTAATTCTTATACTCATGATGACAATAGTAGAAATTCATTTGCTGCTGGGTATATAAACGACACTACTGCTATAACAAGAGTGCAATTTAAATTTTCTAGTGGCAATATAGATTCAGGAACAATCAAAATGTATGGAGTTGTGTAATGTCAATTGTAACTTATAACAACAGAAGCATTGCAAATATCTCAGCCGTACCTGGGGCAGCTAAATCATTAACACATATTAAAACTTTGACTGCTAGTTCTAGTGGTACATTAGATTTTTTGAATGGTAGTGATGATGTTGTATTTGATTCTACTTATCCTATTTATTTGTTTAAATTTATAGATATACATCCAGCTACTGATGATGTAGTTTTTACTTTTCAAGCTGATACAGGAACTAATACAAATTATAATCAAGCTGTAACATCAACTAATTTTGCAACACAGCATGGTGAAAGTGATAGCCCAACAGAATTAAGTTATGTAGATAATAGAGATCAAGCACAAGGAACAGCCTTTCAACCATTGTCTGGTCATAACGATTTAGGTAATGATAATGATCAATGTTTATCAGGACAATTACATATATTTAATCCAGCATCTACAACTTTTGTCAAGCATTTTATAGCAACCACAAATCAAGCTGGTTATTCAGATAGATCAGTTAATAGTTTTATAGCTGGCTATTTTAATACAACGACAGCTTTAACAAGAGTGCAATTTAAAATGGACAGTGGCAACATAGATGCTGGCACAATAAAACTCTACGGACTAAAGGATTCATAATGAGCATAGTTACACTTAGTAATAGAGGAGTTAGATCGGTTACAACCTTTGGGTCAGTAAATGCTGGATCTATGGTGTTTATTAAAAAGTTAACAGCTAGTTCTAGTTCTACTTTAAGTTTTGTTAATGGTAGTTCTAGTGTTGTATTAGACTCTACTTATAAAGAATATTTATTTACATTTAAAGATATACATCCAGCTACTAATGGTGCTTCATTACAATTTAATATGAGTGCAGATAGTGGTTCAAATTATAATGTAACTAAAACCACTACAGCTTTTTATGCTTATCATAGAGAAGATGATGGTGGTAATGGATTATCTTATTCTACTGGTGAAGATATAGCACAAGGAACAGGATTTCAAAACATAGCTTATGCAATAACTAGTGATAATAAATCTTGTGGAGTTGGAACTTTACATTTATTTAACCCTTCTTCTACTACATTTGTTAAACATTTTATAGCAAGAAGTAATGCTTATGCTGTTACACCTTATAGTATTGAATTTAATTATGGTGGTTACGGTAATACAACAAGTGCGGTAGATGCTATTCAATTTAAAATGTCATCTGGCAACATAGACGCTGGAGATATTTGCCTTTACGGAATTCTATAAAAATGGTACATAAATAATAAGGAGAAAACTATGCCAAGATATCATAATATAAACGGTAACAAAGTACAGTTTACAGCTGAAGA